CTGAGGCAGCTTTACTTCCCTCTATCCGTGCAAGGGCCGCACTCGGCGATTCTTTCTGCGGAGGTAATAAACGCTCAATAGCGGCCATTTTTGAGAGGTTTTCTGTAAGCAGGTCGAAACGATCAAAGAAAACACCGGGGACCTTTGTTTCGTTGACCAGCTTCGCACTGTCCTGCGCGATTTTGGCATATTGATTTGCCATCATACGCGCGTTAGCCTTTTCTCTTTTACTGGCGCCATTTATCGCATGATAGATTGCAACAAAAGGCCAAATGCAAACATAATAGAGGAAGTAAAAAGGAAACAAAAGTATAGCTATGATTCCGTTTCCAATCTCTTTCGTACTCGCACTCGTGCCAATATAGAAACCGCCGATCCTTTTACCAAATCCGATTCGCATACTTCCACCTCCAATGTTATGCGTCTTTTATTTCACCGTACTCGTAAAAGCAATGGCCCTTCCGAGGATCCGAAGCTCGTTGATTTCTTCTCCGACAAAAACCATCGGTTCAAAGTCCGGATTTTCCGGGAACAAGATAATTTTATCCGGGAACTTCCGAACGCGTTTTAAGGTAGCGTCCTCATCGTCGATCAGGACGGCAGCAATCTCCCCCGATTCTACATCCGGCTGTTGGTGAATATAAACGATATCTCCATCGTGAATCCGAGCGCCGATCATAGAATCGCCTTTGCATTCGAGGGCAAAATCCGCCCGGATATTTTTTGGGATATCCACGTACTCATTGATGTTATCTTCTGCAAGAATCGGTGTTCCGCAAGCGATCTTTCCGATAAGAGGAATTCGTTTCATTTGAGGCATTGGAGTAATGTTTTCCACGGTAGGATAATCCACCCACCCCATTAAATAAGAAGGCGAACATTTAAAAAGTTCCGCCAATTTTAGAATCGTTTCATATTTAATGTTCTTAATTAAACCACTTTCATAGCGCTGCATGGTGGCTTCTCTTACGCTAAGGTATTCCGCGACCTCAAGCAAAGTCATGTTGTTTGCGATCCGGCGTTCCTTTATGCGATCATTTAAGATAGACAATAATATCGCCTCCCTTTTTATGGATATCTTAACACGGTCTTTTCGCATTATGCAAGTAAAAGTAAACAAAAAGGCAAAAAACTTTCTCGGAATGTATTGACACGTTAAGAAATCTGGTGTATTCTTTTCTTACGCGATACGTAAGTTTTTTTAAAAGAAGAAGGTGAAAATGCAATGAATATGAAAAGAAAAACGGATACTATCATGCTGAAAAAAATTCTAGTAGAGCATAAACTCGATAAGATCAACGAGCTTTCTAAAGCTACAGGTATCAACAGAACCACCTTAGGCGCTATTTTAAGCGGAAAATCCCAGCCATCGGCTGAAATTATGTATAAGCTTATAAAAGCGCTGGAAATCGCGCCGTCTGAAGCAGGAGAAATTTTTTTTAACCCAAACTTACGTAATACGTAAGTTTTTATCTTAAATGAGAAAGGAGCGGATGAATGATGAAACCTGATATTCGTGTAACATTCGCAATCGCCGACAATGCCAAGCCCTGGACTCCGGAAATAGCAGCGCGGGCCGTCTTCGGGATGTCCCTTGTGGATCTTATTCGGGACATCCAGGTAAACCATAACGGGAAATACAACAGCCTCTATATCGATAGACCCTCGAAGGAGGCCGCCGTATGAAAGCTGAAAAAATCATGGTCCTGTTCTTCAAGGTCGGTGAATTCCCAAAGCCGAAGGTTGTCCCCAATACGCTGGAAGCTATGCAGGAACTGGTCCACGGCAATATCGAAACCGTAACGCTGGAAGATGGCCTTGTCCTTGTTTGCAACGAGGAAGGCCGTATCGATAATCTGTCGTTGAATGCCACTGTAAAGACGCTGCACGGCCAGCAAAGCATCTGCGGTGATTTTTTTATCTGCAGGGCACGAGGAGACCAATTTGTGAGTTTACATAACGTTCAGGAAATGTATGAGGCCATGGATCTCATCGTCTGGCGTTACAAATGAGCATGCTCAAAAAAGGAGTGGATTAGAATGGCCGGAGGAATCAGCGTATTTACGGCCGCGGAGCTGGACGAGCTGCGGAGGTTCGACGCCTATATTGAATCGAATTTTAATCATCCGAAAAGAGGAAGGCCGAAAAAACCGAAGGACACCGATAAGCAGTGCAAGCGGCTCAGCTGGGAGCGGCAAGCGAAGATCTCGGCGAACAAAGCCGCCTACTACCAGAAACACAAAGCGGAGATCCTTGCAAAACACAAGGAATACAAAAAGAAGGAAAAGGAGAAAGAGAGCAATGAAACCGGCATTCAAAAGTAAAGTATACACAGATCGCCCAGCGTATGCGGATTTTGATGCGCCGCACAAATTTGAGGCCATTAAAAGCATAATCGCGAAACGGCTGGTTGAGCATCCGAATGCGATTTGCTCTTATTCTGGCGGGAGCGACAGCGACATTCTGCTTCATCTGATTGAAATGGTACGCCAAATTTTCGAACTTCCGCCTGTGCAATACTGCTTTTTCAACACAGGGCTCGAAATGGAAGCAATAAAACGCCATGTGCGCGAGATGGAACAGCTTTACGGCGTCACCATAACGGAGTATCGCCCAAAGAAAAATATTGTGCTGGCAACACGTGAACACGGTCTGCCGTTTGTATCAAAAATTATGTCGGCAGGGCTCGAAGGCGTGCAAAAAAAGAACATACCGCTGTCAATCGCGGATGAATACGCAAACGCGGAGGACAAGGCTGCAAAACGGGCTGAGCTGCGCGAACGTTATCCGAAGTGCGAATCAACAATTAACTTCTTGTGTGGGTGCAATTCCGCAGGTGAACCGAGGCCAGATATCCAACTCGTCATCGGTTCGTCAAAATATATGTTGGATTTTATAAAAGAAAATCCAATCCCTTTTCGGGTCAGCAACAAATGCTGCAATTATTGCAAGAAGCAACTGGCCCACAGTGTTCAAAAGCCGTTTGATATGGTTATCACCGGCGAACGTCGGGATGAGGGCGGGATGAGGTCTGTCCCCCGCAAAGATAATACCGCCCTGTGCTTCTCAGAATCAGCAGACGGCAAGTACAGGCTCCGGCCTCTTTATTATGTTTCAGACGCAGATAAACAGTGGTACAAAGACTACTACGGCATCCGCTATTCGGACGCCTATGAGGTGTACGGCCTAACGCGCACAGGATGCTGTGGATGCTCTATATCGGCGAAAGCTGTAGAAGATTTGGAAAAAATACGACCTTATGAGCCGAATTTAGTAAAGGCCGCGTGGAACATATTCGGCGACAGCTATAGATACCGGCAAAAATATAACGCTTATAAAGCGATTCGGCAGAGTATAGAGTCCGCGCAAGAGGAGGAAGCGCACAAGCCATGAGAAAGTGTATTAAAACCGCGTTCGGTGCGGCGGCCGGCTTATCGCTGTTTCTGTTGCTCGGCACTGTGGGCGGAATGGATTGCGACCTTCTGCCGCTGGTGCCCGGGATGATCCGCTGTGGCGTCTTTCTGATCGTGTGGATTGCATGTACATACGCTGCCGGGGCATTCGATCGAGACTATAAAAGGAGTGACTTACATGAAAACAGTTGAAAAAAGGTATTTCGTCTGCGAAACCTGCGGCCGTACGTCTCTGAATGAAGAAAAAATATTAGCTTGTCAGGCAAGTCATCGGCACATAATCGAGGGCTGTCAAATTCAAGTCCTTTTTAACAAAGGCGGAATCTTCCCGCACGAAATTAATATCTCGTGGGCGGATGGCGCTGTGGCAAATTATATCCTCAATTTTACGGAGAAAGCCCCGGAAAAGCCTGGGACTGAAAAGGAGATGAGCAAATGAGCGTCAAAATCAATGAATTCTCCGTTGAGAATGTCAAGCGTGTCCGGGCGGTCAGGATTGAGCCTACGAAAAACGGCTTGACTGTTATCGGCGGAAAAAACAATCAGGGCAAAACCTCCGTGCTGGATGCCCTTGCTTGGGCGCTCGGCGGGGACAAATACCGCCCGTCGGAACCTGAACGCCAGGGATCTGTAATTCCGCCGTACCTGCAAGTGAAGCTGTCAAACGGAATCGTAGTGGAGCGGAAAGGAAAGAATTCCGATCTCAAGGTGATCGATCCCACCTCTCAGCGCGGCGGGCAGCAGCTCCTGAATGACTTCGTCGAGCAGCTTGCCCTCGACCTTCCCAAGTTCATGAACGCCTCCGGAAAGGAAAAAGCGGACACGCTGCTGAGGATCATCGGCGTCGGGGATCAGCTCTATGAACTGGAACGGCAAGAAAACGATCTGTATAACCGCCGGCGTTACATCGGGCAGGTTGCCGACCAGAAGGTTAAATTTGCGAAAGAGATGCCGGAGTACATAGACGCCCCCGCTGAGCCGGTTTCGGCTACGGAACTGATCCGGCAGCAGCAGGACATCCTTGCCAAGAACGGCGAGAATCAACGCCTCCGAGAGCGTAAGGGTGACCTTGAACACAAGCTCCAAACCTTACAAGACCAGATCAATGCGCTGCAGCATCAATTCCAGATGACGCAGGAGGCCTATCAGATGGCCTGCCGCGACGCGCAGGACATTCAGGACGAAAGCACCGCCGAGCTGGAAGCATCCATCCGAAATATCGAAGCGATCAACGTCAAAGTCCGGGCGAACCTCGATAAACAGAAAGCCGAAGAGGACGCCCGGAACCATTCCATTCAGTATGAGGTTCTGACCGACGAGCTTGAAAAGGTCAGAAAACAGAAGGCCGAGTTGCTCAACAGCGCAACGCTTCCGCTACCCAGGCTGTCGGTCGAGGATGGCGAGCTCATCTATAACGGTCAAAAATGGGACAACATGTCAAGCTCCGAACAGCTCAAGGTCGCGACGGCTATCATCCGGAAGCTGAAACCGGACTGCGGGTTTGTCCTCCTCGACAAGCTCGAGCAGATGGATATCGACACCCTCCAGGACTTCGGCGCCTGGCTGGAATCCGAGGGGCTGCAGGCGATCGCCACCCGGGTCAGCACCGGCGGAGAATGTTCCATCATTATCGAGGACGGATATGTCAAGGGCGAACCGGTTCCGGATTCCTCTGAACCGGAAGAAGAAAAACCGAAATGGCAAAAAGGAGTGTTTTAAACGTGGGAAAATATGAAATCACTTCCGGGAAAATCGCAAAAGCGCAAAAGATTGTGATCTACGGTCCGGAAGGTATCGGGAAATCCACCTTTTTATCCCGCTTCCCCGGCGTTGCTTTTATTGATATCGAAGGAAGCACCGCAAACATGGACGTCAGGAGGCTGCCGAAGCCATCCAGTTGGACCATGCTGATTGATGAAATTACTGCCGTACGCAACGGGGATTTCCCCGGCATCGGCACGCTGGCGATAGATACCGCGGATTGGGCCGAAATTCTCTGCGACAGCCATGTGTGTACAAGTCACAAGGTCACCGGCATCGAGGATTTCGGCTATGGAAAAGGCTATACATACGCCGAAGAGGAATTCGGGAAGATGCTGAACCTGCTGCAGGAGATCGTCGATCGCGGGACGAACGTCACCGTCGCCGCCCATGCTCAAATGCGAAAGTTTGAGCAGCCGGATGAGCAGGGTGCCTATGACCGCTGGGAGCTCAAGCTCGATAAGCGCACAGCCTCTCTGCTCAAAGAGTGGTCCGATATGCTGCTGTTTGCAACCTATGAGACCTTCGTCATCAAAGGCAAAACGGCTATGGATAAAAACAAGGTCCAGGGCGGGCAGCGAATCATTTATACCACACATCATCCCTGCTGGGATGCGAAAAACCGTTTTGATCTTCCCGAAAAGATCAATATGGATTTTTCGGAGATCGCCCGCTGTATCCCGAATTCCGAAATCGGCGCCGCCATTTCAAGGGCTGAGGCCGCCGGCATCCCGGTCACGGTAGCAGCGGATGAAAAGCCGCCGCTTCCCGATCCCCCTCCGGCAGCAGCTCCGGAGCCGAAATCCGACGATCAAGACTGGACGGAGGAAAAGCCGATTGACATTCCGTGGGATGCGCCGAAAGCCCTGACGGACATGATGATCCACGACGGCGTCTCCGAAAAAGAGCTGATGCATGTGGTCGCCAGCCGCGGATATTACCCCGAGCATACCCCTATCAGCAAGTATGATCCGGAATTCATCGACGGAGTTCTTGTCGCCGCATGGGAACAAATCAAAAACATGGTTATTAAATTAAGAGAGAGCGAGGGTGAATCACATGAATACTGATATCAACAACGGCCGTGAGCTGGGCTGGGAAGATCAAATCGAAAAGGATAGCAAGCCGTTTGTGCTGCTGCCGGAAGGAGATTATGAATTTAAGGTCGTCAATTTTGAGCGGAAACGCTTCGAAGGAAGCACGAAACTGCCGCCTTGCAATCAGGCCGTCCTGTCGCTGCAGATCGTCCTGCCGAACGGAGAATCGACGACGATCGAGCACTCCCTTTTCCTGCATACCATCACGGAGGGTCTCCTCTGCCAGTTCTTTACCTGCATCGGCCAGCGGAAGCATGGCGAAAAGGTCTCTATGAACTGGAGCAAAGTGATTGGCGCGACCGGTCGTGCCACCGTGAAGATTGACCAATGGGACGGTAAAGACGGTGAAACCAGGCAAAGCAACAAGATCAAAAAATTCCTCGAGCCTGAGGAGCCTGTTGCTCCCGCCAAGGCTTTTGAGAAGGGGAAATTCTGATGGAACTGCGCCCGTATCAGGAAGAAGCCCGCCGGGCCATTGAGGGCGAGTGGGCGAAAGGAATCAATAAGACCCTGCTCGTCCTCCCGACGGGTACGGGCAAGACGATTGTCTTCGGCAAAGTGATCGAGGATGCAGTGCGGAACGGTGAGCGGTGCCTTGTGCTCGCTCACCGTGGCGAGCTGCTTGATCAGGCCGCCGATAAGCTCTATAAGCTGTCAGGCCTCGCATGCGCTACGGAAAAGGCCGAACAGTCCTGCCTCGGCAGCTGGTACAGAGTGGCCGTCGGGTCCGTGCAGACGCTCATGCGGGAGGACAGGCTCGCGCAATTTCGCCCGGATTACTTCGGGAAGATCGTCGTGGACGAGGCCCACCATTGCCTGGCGGACAGCTATCAAAGGGTGCTTACATACTTTAGTGGAGCGCAGGTGCTCGGCGTGACGGCCACGCCGGACCGTGGGGACATGAGGGATCTCGGAGCCTACTTTGAATCGTTGGCCTATGAGTACACACTTCCAAAGGCAATCCGATCCGGGTACCTCTGCCCGATCAAAGCCCAGACCATTCCTCTGAAGCTCGACCTCTCCGGCGTAGGGATCTCCGCAGGGGATTTCAAGGCCGGCGACGTCGGGAACGCACTGGATCCGTATCTCTATCAGATCGCCGAAGAAATGCAGACCTACTGCAGGGGCCGGAAGACCGTCGTGTTCCTGCCACTCATCCGGACATCTCAAAAATTTGCGGAGATCTTGAAAAGCAAAGGTTTCCGGGTCGCAGAAGTCAATGGCGAGAGCGACGACCGAAAAGAGATCCTCGAGGACTTTGACGCCGGGAAATATGACGTCCTCTGCAACTCTATGCTTCTGACCGAGGGCTGGGATTGCCCTACGGTGGACTGCATCGTCGTGCTCCGGCCGACGAAGATCCGCAGCCTCTACACACAGATGGTGGGCCGTGGAACCCGCCCGGCACCCGGGAAGGATCACCTTCTTCTATTGGATTTCCTATGGCTATCTGAGCGGC